CGATCCATGCTGAGGATCGCGTCGAAATCCGCCTCACCATCGAGGTCGCCTGTCGCGTCCAGCCGAAGCGTACTGCTGACGACGATGGTGTCGGTCTTCGCGCCAGAGAATCCAGTGTGCTCCGTCAGGCTGTCCAGGTTGGCCCACGCAAGCGCCGTCGCCTGGGTGGTCTGGATGCTCGCTTCAGGACCGTAGTTCCCACCCGCATCGACGGCCCGCACGAAATAGGTGCCGGCCTTCAGCGGCACGATGGCGAGATTCGTATCGCCCGGAACCGCCTCGCCAATGCTGGTCGAGCCAGCCCATGTCGCGCCGCTGGTGGTCGGTGTGTGCCGGACCTCGAACCGTCCGCCGACCCGCACGTCAATGTCGGGGTGCCGATCCCAGCGCAGGAACGCCATGCCGCCAATGCTCTGAAGCCCGAGCCCGGTCACCGTGCTCGGCAGCGCCGCCAGCAGCCCGCCGACCTCTTTCGTGGCGACTGCCCATGTGCCTTGTCCGACGCCGGTGTCGGCCCGAACGCGGAACTCATAGACGCCTGGCGCGAGGTCGAGGATCTCCGCGGTCGAGGCGTCGCCGCCGGTTCCGGGTCGTGGTCACGACACGTGTCGCCGGGAATGTGCGGCAGGTGTACCTGATCCCCGGGAAGGGGTTCTCCTACAGTCGCCGCGGCGGTCGGGCATTCATGACCGCAGGCGAGGTCGAACAGGCCAAGAAGTGGGCGCGGAAGCGTCGTACCCGCACGTTCCGGGTCCTACGGCCCGGCGAATGGTCACACCTGCGCCTGGCGGCGGGCGTGAAATGGCCCACCGACCGGGCACTTCTGGTCAAGTTGAACGCGGTCGCGCGGGCCCGCCGCCGCATCGTCGAACTGAAGTCGGGGCTACGTTCACTGGCCGACCAATGGCGACTGTGGCGCGCCTTCCAGAACGGGACCGGCAACACGGCCGCCTACCCGAACGCGAACGCCCCCCATGTTCGCGGCGTCGCCGCCGACTGCGGTGTCATCAACCCGGACGGGTCGTACACGTCCATCGGTAACGACCGGCGGGCCCTCCGCCTCCTGAAGAAACACGGCCTGTGTCTACCTGTCGGCCCCAGTTCGGTGAATCCGCGGGGCGAGGCGTGGCATGTCCAGACGTTGGCGACCGGTGGCGCCTGGCGGGCGCTGTGATCCCGGCCCCGAGCCCGTAAACCCCCGGGACCTGTACGTCCGGCACGCCTACATCGCTGAACGCATCGGCCGCGCCCACGCGGCGCGCGTGGGCCACGGCGGCCACGGCGACGACCTGATGCAAGCCGCCCGCATGGGACTGTGGATGGCCTGCCTGCGGTGGGATCCGGCGCGGGTGCCAGGTCGGGACTTCGCGCTCGCCATGCAGCGGGTGGCGTGGGCCGTCACCGACGGCTGGCGAGCCATCGACCACCTGGGCACCCACCACCGGCGAGCCATCAAGCGTGGCGACGAGCACGCCGTCACGTTGACCACGACGGCCAACTGGCTGGACCCCGCCAGCCACGCCCCGGACCCCGCCGACATCGTGGCCGACCGTGATGAGGCCACGACCGCGCTGTGGCAGTTGGCGTGCCTGCCCAACCCGATGCGGGACGTGTTCGCCCGCTACGCGCTGGCCGACGAGCCGCTGGCCGCCATCGCCGCCGACTACGGCAAACCCGCGGACTGGGCCTACTACCTGCGGCGGGCAGCCGTCGCGGAACTACGCCGCCGACTAACGTACTGCGGGTGATCCGGGGTCTCGCTAGCCATCGCGGCCATTCCGATCCTCATCTGGATCACCTTTCCCCTTCCCCGTTACTCACCATGGCACCGGACTCGCTCCCGTGTCGCTGCCTGGGCACAGCCATCAGGCTTGCGCTGCTGCCAGAGCAAAGTGTGTGCGCGCTGGCCGACGTAGGCGTCTAGATCGGTGGAGTTCGTCGCTGTCATCGTCATGCCCACAGATTACCGCAGAACCCGCAAACCACCCACGACACGCCGCAATCGGGTGAAAGTTGCGGAATCCACAAGAACCCGCATAACGTGCGGTCCATGCCGAAACAGCAAGACACCCCACCCCACGCCGAATGGTTGCTACCCCGCGACGTAGCTGACGTGTTCGGAGTGAGCACCGACACCGTCACCCGCTGGGCCAACGCCGGCCGCATCCCCGTCTATGTCATGCCGTCCGGTCACCGCCGCTACAAGCGCGCCGACATCGACGCCATCCTGGCCAAGCAGGCAAGCGCATGACGACCACCTACCTGCAGGTCACGTTGGCCATCTGGGGCTTCCTGATGGCCACCGTCATCGGCGTAGGCATCCACACCGTCACCACCAGCCGGCGTCGGCGCGCGTTCACCGCCCACACCATCGACGCCCTCGCGCTGACCCGCGAATGCTGGCCCGAACCGGAGACCGACGACGACTGCGTGCGCTGCGGATCTTGCGGCGTCTTGTGGACCCCTGACCGCGACTGCGGGCAGGCGCACCTGTGACCGCCATCCACTTCCCCCAACTGCCCGACCAGTGGGAGACCAAGAGCCTGGCCGTGCACGCCGCCACCGGCTGCTGGATCTGGACCGACACCGCCCTGACCTGGCGCCAGGCCCGCACCCTCATCGCCACCGCCGCCCACATCATCGACGCCACCGACTGCGGCCTCACCCCCGAATGCGTCAAGCCGTCCCACTCCCGCCACACCCGACCACCGGCAGGGGGCAGCGCATGAGTAGCGAGCTCATCATCGTGGGCGGCTGGTGCCTGGCCGCGGCCACGCTCATCGGCTGGCTGCTGTACCGCACCGACCGTTGGGCGCAGGGCCGCCTGGATGAGCACGTGGACACTGCGCTGGCGATGGCCAACGCCCGCGCCCGCCATCCCGCCATGCGCGCCAAGGTCGCCGCCACGCCGGCGCGACCCGAGCGCCAGTGCGCCACCTGCGGCGGGGGAGTCGCCTTCGGGCCCATCAGCGAGCACCTCTGCCAAAGGGGGCTGTGGTGACCGCGCCCACGTTCTGGGCGTCGTGCATCATCTGCACGTTCGCCTACGACCCCGACCAGCCCGGCCTGTACGTCGATCACCTGGAAGGCCACGTCCGCGCCTACCGCGACGAGGTGAAGGTCACCGGCATGCGCCAGCGCGACCTGGAAGCCCACCTGCGCCACACCGGAGACACCATGGTCGCCACCGGCCGGGAACTTCTGGCGGTCGTGTCATGACGTGGCTGGAAGACGCCGCGTGCGCCGAAGTGGACCCGGAACTGTTCTTCCCCCAGATCGGGCAGTCCCCGATCCCCGCGAAACGCATCTGCCAGTCGTGCACGGTCACCGACCGGTGCCGCGACACCTGGCTGACGTTGTCGCTGGAGCAGCGCCGCTGGGGCGTGTGGTTTGGCACGTCGATGAATGACCGCCGCACGGGGCGCCCGTCGAACTTCTGCCGCGAGTGCGAGGCCATCATCCCGCGCCGCAACGGGCTGCAGTACTGCGGGCCGTGCGGGGTCGCCCGACGCGCTGCCACCCGACGCGCCTACGACGTGACCCGACGACGGGGGGACTCATGAGTTACGCGGACTTCCTGGCCACCAAGACCGCCGGCGTGGACGAGTTCGGGATCGGCGTCGGGGACGACGCCGTGCATCCCTACCTGCACCCGTGGCAGGCCGAGATCGTGACCTGGGCCGCCAACCGCGGCCGGGCTGCCATCTGGGCGGACACCGGGCTCGGCAAGACACTGATGCAGATCGAATGGGCCAGGTTGATGACCGGGCCCGGCGAGTCCGCGCTGATCGTGGCCCCGTTGGCCGTATGCGCCCAGACGGTGCGCGAAGCCGAGAAGGTCGGGGTGACAGCCACCTACGTCCGGTCCGGCGATCTGGTCGGACCCGGCCTCTACGTCACCAACTACGAGATGGTGGACCACTTCGATCCGCACCTGTTCGCGGCGGTCGTGCTGGATGAGGCGTCCATCCTGAAGTCGCATGACGGCAAGACTCGCACCAAGCTGATTCAGCACTTTGCGCCCGTCCCCTACCGGTTGGCTTGCACGGCGACGCCCGCCCCGAATGATCCCGAGGAGCTGACCAACCAGGCCGAGTTCCTGGGCGTCATGTCGCGGGTCAACATGCTGGCCGCGTACTTCATCCACGACAGCGACGGGTGGCGGCTGAAGGGCCACGCCCAATCGCCCATGTTCCAGTGGATGGCGTCGTGGGCGGTGGCGATCCGTCGCCCGTCCGACATGGGCTACCCCGACGACGGGTACATCCTTCCCGGCCTCAACATCGAATCCCACACCGTGGCCGTGGAGATGGAGCAAGACGGGCAACTGTTCGCTACTGACCTCGGCGGCGTGGGCGGTCGAGCGGCCGTCAGGCGATCGACCATGCGCGCGCGGTGTGAACGCGCCGCGGCGATCGTGGACCAATCACACGGGCTGTCGGACCCAACAGAGATGATTCAAACATGGCATGGAAGCCCGAGTACGCCGCTAATCGAAGGCGCAAATACCGGTCCGATCCAGCCGAACGTGAGCGACGACTGGGCCAATCCCGATCGGGAGATACCAACCGCGAATACATGCGGGAGTACTACCGAGCAAACCCTGAGAAGTGGAAGCTCTCGGATGAAGAGCGCGAGCGACGCAATGCAGCTCGACGCGATAGATACGCGAATGACCCCGAGTACCGGGCAGAGTGCATCCGACTATCAAAGCTGCGCGACAAAGAGTCGATCAGGGACTACCGACTCCGTAAGGAGTACGGAATCACCGCGCAGGAATACGACGACATTGCGGAATCCCAAGGGGGGCGCTGCGCGATCTGCGGAGTCACGTCAGCCGACAACACTGGACGCCGACTTGCAGTTGACCACTGCCACGACACGGGACTCGTCAGAGGGCTGCTCTGCTCCCCCTGCAACATGGCCATCGGACTGCTCGGCGATGACCCAATCCGACTCTCCAACGCAATCGCGTACCTCGCTGGAACCGTGGATCGTGTGGTGCGGGCTGAATGATGAGCAGGACTACTTAGCGCGTCACTTCGGGGATCGCTGCTTCTCAATCGAGGGGCGAATGACCCCGGAAGAGAAGGTCGATCTCCTCTATCGGTGGCTGGATGGGGAGCGCCCCGTTCTGCTAACCAAGCCCGCAATTCACGGCATGGGAATCAACGCGCAGCACTGCGCGCGCATGGCGTTCGTCGGGCTATCCGACTCCTACGAGGCCTACTACCAGTCCATCCGCCGCTGCTTCCGCTACGGCCAGGAGCGGGTCGTGGACGTGCACATCGTGCTGTCCCAACTGGAAGCCCAGATCGCGGACAACGTGCGGCGCAAGGAACAAGACGCGGCGATGGTCGCGCAGCAGATGGTGCGAGCCATGCAGGAGGGGCGCAATGCGTGATGACATCCGCCGGGCAATCGACATGGAGCGCGACCGACAGCAGGAGAAGTGGGGCGGGACCCACCGATGGGGGCAGGGCGACTGCTCGTCGGCGATGGTGACCCGAACCGTCAAGGTCGCGGTCCTGACCGAGGAATGCGGCGAGGTCGCCCGCGCCGTCCTTGAGGACGACGACATGGGGCTAGTGGAGGAACTCATACAGGTGGCCGCCGTGGCCATTGCGTGGATTGAAGGGGAGATGGCCAGATGAACGACGACTACATGACCGCAGAAGAGCACGGCGACACCTGGCGGCTTTGGCTGGGCGACTCGTGCGAGCGGATGGCCGAGATCCCCGACGACTCCGTCGGACTGTCGGTCTACTCGCCGCCGTTCGCGTCGCTTTTCACGTACAGTCCCACGCCGCGCGACCTCGGCAACTCCATGGGCCGGGGCCAGTTCTTCGAGCACTACGGGTTCATCATCCGCGAGAACCTGCGCATCACGATGCCGGGCCGGATCTGCGCGGTCCACGTCCAGCAGCTCACGACCACCAAGGCCACGAACGGCGTGATCGGGATGACCGACTTTCGTGGCGACGTGATCCGCGCCTACATGGACGCCGGGTGGATCTTCCACGGCGAGGTGACCGTGGACAAAGACCCCCAGGCGCAAGCGATCCGCACCAAAGCCCAAGCGTTGATGTTCGTCACCAAGAACCGCGACTCATCCATGACACGGCCCGCGTTGGCGGACTACCTGCTGCTGTTCCGTAAGCCCGGCGACAACACCATCCCGATCAAAAACGACGTCAGCAATGAGGAGTGGATCGACTGGGCCCGCCCGGTGTGGCTGGACATCAAGGAGACCCGCACCCTCAACGAACGGGTGGCCCGCGACGACGCCGACGAGCGCCACATCTGCCCGCTGCAGTTGGACTTCATCGAGCGTGTCGTGCGGCTGTGGTCCAACCCCGGCGAGACCGTGTTCACGCCGTTCGCGGGGATCGGGTCGGAGGTCTACACCGCCGTCAAGCTCGGCCGGTACGGCCACGGCATCGAACTGAAGCCGTCCTATTGGCGCACCGCGGTCGGCAACCTGCGGGACCTGGACGAGCAGATGGCGCTCCCGGCACTGTTTGACGAGGTCGCACCGTGACCAACTCACGGAAGGCCCGCGGGGCGAACACCGAGCGTCTGGTCGCCGAGCGGCTGCGCACCATCTGGCCGCACTGCAACGTGTCCCGCGGACCTGGCGTGGATCTGGTGGAGACACCTGGCGCGGCTGTGGAGATCAAGGCCCGCGCCAACCTGGCCATTCCCGCGTTCATCAAGCAGGCGAAGGCCAACGCCGGGCAGCAGATGCCGGTGCTGATCCTGCGCCTCAACGGTCAGGGGCCGGCGTCCATCGACGACTGGCCCGTGGTCGTGCGCATGGCTGACTTCATCGAACTGTGGCGCGACTGATGGCCACCACAAGCCGGGCGGCGGCGGACTTAGATGCGGTATCTACGGGGCCAGATCGGTCCCACCGCCGCCGCCCCCCATCCCACTGGCGGGTCCGCCTGGACGCGCGCATCGTGCGCTGCGAGTGGCACGGCCCCCAGTGGGAGAAGTGCAAGCAGTGCGAGGCGGACGCATGAGAATCGGCAGCCTGTTCAGCGGCTACGGCGGTGCGGACCTCGCCGTGCAGTCGGTGTTCCCCGACGCCACCCCCGCGTGGTTCGTGGAGTACGACAAGCACCCCAGCACCATCCTCGCCAAGCACTGGCCCACGGTCCCCAACTACGGGGACGTGACCACCGTGGACTGGGCCGCCGTCGAGCCCGTGGACATCCTGTACCAACTCACGTCCGGCGAGTGGGCCGTCTACTGCCCCGCGCACACCCCCCCGCATGAGTCCGAACCATCCAGCAGACCCGTCGCCGAAGCGCGGCTGCGGGCACACCACCAAGGGGAGAACGTATGACCGCGACCGTCATCTGCACCGCGAAGCCGGGCAGTAAGAAGTGGCTGTCCATGAGACCGGGCGGCATCGGTGCATCCGAGGTCGCCACCATGCTCGGGCTCAACCCGTACCAGACCGCCGTGGACCTGTGGCTGGCCAAAACCGGCAAGGCCGACGGCTTCACCGGCAACTACGCCAGCCGCCGCGGGCAACACCTGGAAGCGTTCGTGCTCGCCGCCTACGCCGACGCCCACCCCGACACCATCGTGGAGGCCTACCCCGACATTCCGTCGATGCTGGCCCACCCCGACGTGCCGGAAGCCCGCTGCTCACCTGACGCGCTCGGCCACAATCCGGCCACGTCGCTGGCCATTGAGGTCAAGACCGCCGGGCACCGGCAGCGCGGCAAGTGGGCCGACGGCGCCGTCCCCGACGCCTACGCCCTGCAGGTCATGTACCAGTTGGCCGTCACCGGCCTGGACCTCGGCCACATCGCCGCTGACGTGGCCGGGGACTACGAGGAGCGGGTCGTGGTCCGCGACGACGCCCTGTGCGACCGACTCATCGACGCGGTGGCGCAGTGGTGGCGTGACCACGTCGTGGCGGACGTGATGCCCAAACCGGACCCGGTGCGCGACCGTGACCTGTTGGCGGATCTGTGGGTGCCCAACCCTGACCTGCCGCCGGCGCGTGTCGGTCACGACCTGGCCAACGAGCTGCGCGACGCCAAGGCCGCCGCCGCTGCCGCCAGGACCGACCTGGAAGTGGCCGCCGCGCGCGTCCAGATCGCCATGCAGTCCGCGACCGAAGCCGTCACCCCCGACGGGGACACCGTGGCGAAGTGGACCGCATCCAAGGGCCGCGCGTCGATGGACACGGCACTGCTCAAGGAAGAACTGCCCCTAGTGGCAGCCAAGTACATGCGCACCGGAAAGCCCGGCCGCAGGTTCAGCATCACCGCTGGATGATGGAGGGAGACCCTATGAGTAACGAGATTGCAGTGGCCGGGACCGGCGCGCTGGAAGTGCAGATGGCGTATGCGGACAGGTTGGCCGAGTCCAACCTTGTTCCCAACGACTACCGCGGCAAGCCCGCCAACATCCTGGTGGCACTCGGCTACGCCGACGCCCTCGGCTTGGCGCCCATGATCGCTCTGCAGCAGATCAACATCATCAGCGGCAAACCCGCGATGTCCGCGCAGTTGATGGCCGCCCTGACCAGGCGCGCCGGCCACAAGCTGCGCGTGCTGAAACAGGAGTCCGGTGTCTGGGCGAAGGTGATCCGCTCCGACGACCCGGAATCGGAGTTCACCGCCCACTGGGACCTGGCCCGAGCCAAGGCCGCCGGCTACCTGAACAAGCCCGGCCAGTGGAAGTCCGACCCGCTGCTGATGTGCAAGTGGCGGGCCATCAGCGAAGTGGTCCGCGAAGCCTGCCCCGAGGTCCTGGCCGGGGCGTACCTGGACGACGAACTGGACTGGTCCGCACCGCCATCGACCGCGCCGACCGCGCCCGTGGTCAACACGTCCCACTTGATGGACGCCATGCCGCTGGGTGCCAACGGCGAGCAGGTCGATGTCGTCACCGGTGAGGTCGTGGACGCCGAGATCCTGGACCCGGACGAAGCCTGATGCGTTACGTAGCACTTGTGGCCTACATCGCCACCATTGTGGTCGCCAACTGGATGACCGCCACCTACGGGCTGGTGCCTATTGGCTTCGGCCTCATGGTCACCGCCGGGACGTTCGCCGCAGGGTTCGCCCTGGTGGCCCGCGACTGGGTGCAACTCACCAACCGTCGCTGGGTGGTGCCCGTGGCCATCGTGGCCGGTGCGCTCATCTCGGCGGCCACATCCACTCCCGCTATCGCGGTGGCGTCCGGTGTCGCGTTCCTGGTCAGCGAGGCCGTGGACTGGGGCGTGTTCAGCCCGCTACGGGACCGCACGCTGGC